TCACCGGGCCTGAGGGCGCAGTACATCCCGTTGACGAAGAAAGAGGGCTTCGACAAGTACGACGTGGTTGTCGACCAGGCGCCGACCAGCCCGAACGCCAAGCAGGCGGTGTTCGGCATCCTGATGCAGGTGCTGCCCGCCCTGATGAAGGCCGGCGTGCCGATTCCGCCCGATCTGCTCGACTATGTGCCGGACTTGCCGGCGGAGCTGTCGCAGAAGTGGAAATCGCTGCTCCAGAAGCCCAACCCGCAGCGCGACAAGGCGCAGGAGCTGGAGGCGGCCGAGAAGATCGCCGACATCGACAAGACGGCGGCCGATGCCGAGCTGTCACGCGCCAAGGCCGGCGCCACGAACATGGATATGGTCGCGCAACTGACGCAGATCGCGGCGAGCGTGCAGCAACTGATGCAGGCGTTCTCGACGGGTGCCATGCCGCCAGGAATGCAGCCGCCAGTGCCGGGCAACCCGAATTCGGTTAGCGGCAACCCGAATTCGGTTATGCCAGCGCCCGCGCTGCCCATGCCGATGCCGCCACCCGCCGCCCCCATGCAGTGAGGAAACATGCCTATCGGAAGCCTGGAAGACACCAGCGAGGAAACGGCGCAGTTCGATGCCATGCGCACCGAGGCGCCTGATCCCAGCCCTGCGCCTGCGCCAACACCCGCACCAGCGGCCCCCGCAGCCCCGCCAGCGGCCACCCCGGCGGCACCAGCGCCCGCGCCAGCCGCTGCGCCTGCCGCTGCGCCTGCCGAGCCGCCCAAGCCGCCCGGTCGCCTCGTCCCGCATGCCGCGTTGCATGAGGAGCGGACCCGTCGCCAAGCGGTCGAGCGCCGCCTCGCCGAGCTGGAGAAGGCGCAGCCGCCCGCCGCCCGCGCGCCAGCCACCGGAGACGAGCCGCCCGACGAGACCACCGACCCCATCGGCGCCCTTGCATGGCTCAAGGGCAAGCTGCAGAGCCATGAACAGCAGGCAGCCGAGCAGCGGCAGGAACAACAGCGCCTCGCCGACCTCGGGACCCGGGTCAAGGCGCGCGTCGACGCCTATGTCGCCGAGCATCCCGAGTATCCCGACCAGCTGACGCACCTGCGCCAGTCCCGCGCCCAGGAATTGCGCTTCATGTACCCGGCATGGTCCGTCGACCAGATCGGGCAGCAGCTGTTGCGCGAGGAAATCCAGATCGGCCAGATGGCGATCGACGGCGACATGGACCCGGGAGAAATCATCTCGAACCTTGCCAAGCATCGCGGCTGGCAGCCCAAGGCGGCGGAGCCCGCGCCGACCCCGACTCCTGCTCCTGCGCCCACCCCGCCGCCCACCCCGCCGCCAGCCCCCGAGGCCGAGCAGCGCTTCGATCGCCTGCAGCGCGGCCGGCGCGCGGCGATCAGCCCGTCGAACGCGGGCGGCAGCGGTCCCAGCCCGGAAATGACGCTGGAGCAGCTCGCCGAGCTCGACGGCGCCGCCTTCGATGCCGCATTCGAGCGCCACGGCCGCCGGTTGATGAACTGAGGCCGGGCCCCTACATTCGCGCGAGCGGAGGAGGGGAACATGCGCCTAGTTCTGGCGGTCGCGCTGCTACTCGGCGGTTGCAACTACATGAGCGAGACGACCGAAGTAACGCCGATCGGCGGCGACACCTACTCGGTCGCGGGTCGATCAGGGGACTATGCCGGAGGACAGCAGCAGGGCCAGACGCTGGCACTGCAGAAGGCCAACGCCTATTGCAAGGCCGAGGGCCAGCGCATGCGACTGCTTGCCGTCCAGCCGCAACCCGGCGGAAGCACGGTGCTGTTCCGCTGCACACCTTGACGAGCGCTCCGGATTCTGTAGCATAGGCACGCTACAGCTTTGTAGCTTCGGCTTGATCCCGCCCGAAAGTCGGGATCTTCGCGGACCTGACGGCGATACCGCAGGACATCGGCCATCCGGCCGTTGCTCCCGATCGCTACAGGTTCAACCCCAATGGCAACTACGAGCTACGGCGTAAACAACGCCCTTGCCGTCAAGTTGTGGTCGAAGCGTCTCATCCGCGAAGCGCTCAAGGCCACCTTCGTCTATCAGTTCATGGAGGAGAGCGACGACGCTGTCATCCAGGTCAAGAACGAAACCAGCAAGTCGGCCGGCGATCGCATCACGGTCGGCCTGCGCATGCAGCTCACCGGCGACGGCGTTCAAGGTGACGGAACCCTGGAGGGCAACGAAGAAGCTCTCGTCACCTACTCGGACAACCTGTTCATCGACCAGCTGCGCCATGCGGTGCGGTCGGCCGGCAAGATGTCCGAGCAGCGCGTCCCGTTCGAGGTTCGCGCCGAGGCGCTGAGCGGCCTGCGCGACTGGTGGTCGGGCCGCATCGACTTCTGGTTCGCCAACCAGGTCACCGGCAACACGATCCAGACCGATACGCGCTACACCGGCAACCAGGCGACGATCGCGCCAAGCTCGGGCAACATCCTCATCCAGGGCCAGACGACCGAGAACTCGCTCACCTCGAGCGACACCGCGACGCTGACCCTGATCGATCGCGCGGTGGCTACGGCCAAGACCATGACCCCGGTCATCCGGCCGATCATGGTCAGCGGAAAGCCGATGTACGTCGCGTTCCTGCACCCGTATCAGGTCTATTCGATCCGCACGTCGACCACGACCGGGCAATGGCTCGACATCCAGAAGGCGGCGATGACCGGCGGCGAGATCGACGACAACCCGATCTTCACCGGGGCGCTCGGCGTCTACAACAACGTGGTCCTCCACGAGTGGACCCGCCTGCCGAACGCGCAGACCTCGGCTGCCGGCACCAGCAAGGCCAACACCAAGCGAGCGGTGTTCTGCGGCGCCCAGTCGGCCTGCTTCGCCACCGGCCAGGCGCAGAACTCCGAAAAGCCCAACTGGGTCGAGCAGCTGTTCGACTACGGAAACCAGCTGGGCGTGTCCGGCGGCATGATCGCCGGCATGAAGAAGATGGTTTTCAACTCCGCCGACTTCGGGACGATCGTCATGTCGTCCTACGCGGCCGCACCGTAAGGAGGGACCGCCATGGTAGCCCCGACTCCCCGGCTTTACAGCCAGCAGATGATGCACTTCCTCCGCAAGCGCATCACCTTCGCCAACTACGGCTCCGTCGTCACGGTCGGGACCATCCCGGCCGGCGCTTCGGTCGTCGGCGGTGGCGTGCATATCGTGACCGCCTTCAACTCCAGCGGCACCGACTTGCTCGATATCGGCTTCATCGGCTCGACGACCGACGACAACGCCTATGCGACCCAGCTGACGCTGGCTGCGGTCGGCTGGATCGTGCTCGACGAATTGGCGACGACCACGAACATCCAGCAGACCGTCGATACCACGGTGACTTGCACGCCGGCGCAGTCCGTCGCCGACGCGACGGCAGGTGTCGCCGACGTCATCATCTGGTTCATCCCGAACACGGACGGCTGATCAAGGGGCGCCCTACTGCGGGGCGGCTTTCGGGCCGCTCCGACCTTTTTGCGGGAGCGTGCGTGGCGAACTTCCTCGATATGCAAACGCGCATCGACGACGAGCTCGACCGCGGCGGAACCATGTCCGCGCAGATCAAGAAGGCGATCGTGTCGGCCGTCGCGTTCTACGAGCGCAAGGATTTCTACTTCACCGAATCGAGCTTCCAATTTTCGACGGTGCGGGGGCAGGAAATCTACACGTCGACCGACGCTGCCGCCATCGCCACCGCGCCGAACATCGAGCGTCTGAACGGCCTTTTCTTCGGCAGCCGCATCCCTCTGCACAAGCGCAACTGGGAATACATCGACAACATCTCGACGCTGCCGATCAGCATGGCGATGCCGGAGGATTGGGCCTACCGCGCTTTGACCATCCGGCTCTATCCGATTCCCGACCGCGCCTACACGATCACCGCCTACGACGTGCCGCGGCTCACGATGCTGTCCGCCGACACCGACAGCAACGCCTGGACCAACGACGCCGAGGAGTTGATCCGGGCCCGGGCGAAGGTCGATCTCATCGAGAACGTCATCCGCGATCCCAGCCTTGAGGGCGACTCGGCCATCCAGCGCCGCCGCGAGCAGGAGGCATTGACTGCGCTCTACAATGAGATGGCAAGTTGTCGGGCGATCGGCATGATTCAGCCCACGGTCTTCTGATGCCGATGATCCCCTTCGGCGAATACCTGCCCGACCAGCCGGACTTCCAGAACCCGGGTTCGAGCAACATCCTGAACGTGGTTCCGGTCACGCCCGGAAGCTATGGCCCGGCGCTGGCACTCGCCTCCGTTACCGGCGCACTCAGCGCGCGTTGCCAAGGGGCGACCTTCGCACGCGACTCGGGCTCGAACGTGTGGGGCTTCGCTGGCGACGTCAGCAAGCTCTACAAGAAGGTGGCCGGCTCGACGGCATGGGTCGACATCTCCAAGGGCGGTGGCTACACGGTCGGCGCGGAACATCGCTGGGCATTCGAGAAATTCGGCGAGCGCATCCTCGCGACACAGATCAGCGACCCGATCCAGTCCTTCGTCATGGGCGTCGATGCGGCCTTTGACGACCTGTCGGCCGACGCACCGAATGCGCACTACATCGCCCGCGTGCGCGACAACTTCATCATGGTCGCGAACACCGTCGATGGCGTGGATGGAGCGGTCCCGCAGCGCGTATGGTGGCCGGCTCTCGGCGATCCCACGACATGGCCGACGCCTGGTACGGCGACCGCCGCGCAGCTGCAAAGCGACTTCCGCGATCTTCTCGGCGACGGCGGCGAGAACCAGGGCATTCTTGGCGGCCTCTCCGGGGCCGACGTCGCGGTGTTTCAGGAACGCGCGATCTGGCGCGGCATGTACATCGGGCCGCCGGTCGTCTTCGGCTTCTCGGCGGTGGAAAGCGCGCGCGGTACGCCGGCACCGGGCTCGATCGTGCAGGTGGGACCTGTGGCCTACTACCTCACCGACGATGGTTTCTACTCGTTCGACGGCGTGCAATCGGCGCCGATCGGCCACCAGAAAATCGATCGCATGTTCTGGGGCGAGGTCGATCAAAGCTACCTCTACCGCATCAGCTCGACCGTCGACCCGCTCAACAAGTTGATCTACTGGGCATATCCGGGGCCGCAGAACAACGGCGGCACGCCGAACCGGCTCTTGGCCTACCACTACGGCATCAACCAGTGGGCCAAACGCGACAAAGACCAGATCGAAATCATGGTGAGCCGCGCGGCGCTGACGACCGGCTACACGCTCGACCAGCTCGACTCCTTCGGCACCTTGGAAACGCTGCCGTTCTCGCTCGATAGCCGCGTGTGGACGGGCGGGCGGCTCGGCCTCGCTGCTTTCGACACCAGCCACAAGATGGGCTTCTTCTCCGGCGCTGCGCTCGCCGCGACGCTCGACAGCAGCGAGGCCAACTTGAGCGACAAGGGCCTGACGCACGTCAGCCGCGTGTGGCCGATGGTCGACGCCAGCGCCGCGCAGGTGACAGTGGGCCGGCGCAATCGGCTCGCCGACCCGGTGCTGTGGGGAACCACGACGCCGATCACCAGCACCACCGGCAGCGCGCCGCTGCGCTCGACCGGCATGTTCCATCGCGCGCGCGTGCAGATCCCCGCCGGGGCCTATTGGACCCATGCGCAGGGCGTCCAGTTCGACGGCAGACCGGCAGGCCGGCGATGAGCAACCAGCTTCCCCCGCTGCCGCGCAACGCCGACACCTACACGATGGCCGAGCGCTTGAACGTGCTGATCCAGGAATACAACCGTGCCGATATCCGGCGCGTGCTCTACGCCGACGACACCGGGACGGCGACGGCCTTCGCGATCACCCCGGTTCCGGGCATCTCGCTGTACGAGGTCGGGCAGCTGTTTGTCTTCACTGCCAGTCATGCCAACAGCGGGGCCGGGCCGACGTTGAACGTGAACGGCAAGGGCGCCGGCACGATCACATGGCCTGATGGCACGGCGCTCGCCGCGGGCGACATCCCGAACGGCGCCATCGTCGTTGTTGGCGTCGCCTCGACCACCCCAACCTTCCACCTGTTGGCCCGATGACCGAAATTCTCCACATCCCCGCCGAGTTGGTTCCGCAGGCATGGCCGATGGCGCTGCCGCTGCTTGTCGAGCCGATTTCGATGAGCCGCGGCTGCTTCGAGCCGGACGACGTCGCGCGCATGTGTTTCACGGGAAACGCTCAACTGTGGCTCGCGGTCGACGATACCGGCCCGATCGCGGCCTACGTGACCGAAGTCTACCAGTATCCGCGAAAGCGCGTCGTGCGCGCCCTGTTCGCAGGCGGCAAGCCGCACACGCTGCACCAATGGCTCGAGCCGATGGTGAACGCCATCGAGAAGTGGTCGCGCGAGGCATGGGCCTGTCAGGGCATCGAGGCGGTCGGCCGCAAGGGCTGGGCGCGCGTGCTCGATGGCGAGCAGGTCGGCGTCTACCTCTGCCGCGATTTTCCGGCCATGACCGAAGGAGTCCACTGATGCCCGGCGGTAGCGGCGGCGGCGGCACGGTCAACACGTCGAACACGAC